AACGCAGTATGCCTGTTTCAGTAGTGGGGTAATATGTGATACTGAATTTACGAGCGGTAAACCGTATACCCTTACAGAGTTAATAAACTGGATAAACGTAAACGCTCCGCAGTGTAAGGATATAACTTGGACAGGTGGAGAGCCGTTAGACCAGTTAACCGATACGGTAACGGAGGTATTTAGAAACTTAGGGTTTCACCAAAGTATAGAAACCTCAGGACTCAGACCACTGGTTAATAACTTGGATTACGTAACGGTTTCACCAAAGGTAGCGGAGCATATATTAGAGAAAAATATAACCAGTACCGTTAACGAATTGAGATACGTAAGGCACAAAGGACAAACCATACCAAACCCAAGTATAAAAGCGGAGCGTTATTATTTATCACCGCACAGTGATGGGTTAACCGTTAATATGGATAACGTTAAACATTGTGTTAACCTATGTTTAGAATATCCACAGTGGAAGTTATCAGTACAATATCACAAACTATGGAGGGTAATTTAGAAAAGATAGCCGACCACGTTAAAAGTATACTAACCCTGTTAGGTGAAAACGTGGATAGGGAGGGGTTACAAAATACCCCACTACGGTACGCAAAGGCATTAACCGAAATAGTAACCCCCAAACCGTTTGAATTTACAACGTTTGATAGTGAGGGTACGGACGAGATGGTTATAGTAACAGGTATACCGTTTTACTCCCTCTGTGAGCATCATTTATTACCCTTTTACGGAGTGGGGCATATCGCATACATACCAACAGATAAGATAATAGGATTAAGTAAACTGCCTCGCACATTGGATTTATATGCAAGTGGTTTACAAAATCAGGAACGTATAACCAAACAGGTTGCGTTAAGATTACAACAGGAACTAAACCCCAAAGGGGTAGCAGTAACGTTACAGGCAACGCACCTCTGTATGTGTATGAGAGGGGTTAAAAAACATAACGCACAAACCACGACCAGTAAAATGCTTGGAGTATTTAAGGATAACATTAATTGTCGTAATGAATACCTAAACCTTATACGATGACAGAAAAACTGCGGAGCAACAATGAAAAGAAACAGTATAAAATACTGTTAATGGATTTTATGGTATGGATGCAGGTAGAGGGTGAGCGTAATAAAGATTTAATGGATATGAGCGAGGCGGAAGTGGTAGACGAGTACTTAAACAGTAATTGGTTTGAGATACATAACGAGGTATATATAAATGAAAAATCTAAGTAAGGACGATATAACCCTGTATGGGTGGGTAGTGGTTGCCTGTATATCGGTAATAGTGTTAACGTTAATATTTGTAAAGTGAAACCCCACGTAAAGGAGTATCTAAAAGGGTTTAACTATACGGTAGCGGATTATATACCCTGTGAAGTATGTAACAGTAGGGCAGTAGATATACACCATATTAACGCACGTGGTATGGGTGGTAGTAACGTTAGGGATATACTGAGTAACTTAATGGCTTTATGTAGGGAGTGCCACGTAAAGTACGGAGATAAAAAAGAGTTTAGGGAATGGTTACAGGATATACACGATAATAAGTTAAATGAAACTGTTAACGCAAAACAGTGATTTAAGGAAAACAGGTATATACGGTTGGACTTTACCTGCTCATTACGTTACTCTGAGTAATGGTAATAAGTTTAATACTTGCCCCAGTGCAGGGGTATGTGCAGGTTTCTGTTACGCAAAAACAGGTACGTATATGTTTAGTAACGTTAAACAGGCACACGTAAATAAGTTAGAACTGTTACTAAGGGATAGGGATAACTGGCAGAGGTTAATGGTAAATGAATTAAAACATAAACGTTATATAAATAAGTATGTACGTATACACGATGCAGGGGATTTCTTTGACAAAGATTACGCAGAGCGTTGGGTAAGTATTGCAAGGGATATACCAAACACTACGTTTTATACTTATACCAAAGAGGTACGGTTATTTAAGTTTGATATAATCGGTATACCTGACAATTTTATAGTTATATTTAGTTATGGAGGCAATCAAGATTATTTAATAGATAGGGATAATGATAGGCACAGTGATGTATTTATAGATTACGAGCAAATGATTAAGGAGGGTTATAATGATATAGGAGACGATGATAAACAGAGTGCGATTAACAGTAATAAAAAAGTAGGGTTATACCGTAACAATATACCCCACTATATAAAGAAAATGAAGTTAGATAAATTCAGTAGTTATGCCAAAGGGAAACCCTAACCCCAAAATAGAAAACCTAAAACCGTTTGCGAAAGGACACGACCCACGTAGAAATATGTTAGGTGCGCCACGCAAATTTATATCCAATATAAAGAGTAGCGGTTACGCTCATAGTGAGATAACTGATTGCTTACTGGTTTTACTCTCTATGACAATAGAGGAACTTAAACAGGTACACGATAACCCTGAGGCAACGGTACTGGAGAAAACAGTTGCAAACGCACTGGTAACCTCGTATAAAAAAGGCAGTTTATATTCAGTAGAAACATTACTAAGTAGGGCAATCGGTACTCCAAAACAGACTACCGATATGGTACTGCAAACCAGTATACGAATTGAAGCACCTGACAACGATACTAAAACCGCAATAGAAAACATATAACGTTACAAACAGTTGAAGTTAACCAGTGTATTTAGGAGTAACCTGTTTGCGTTTACAGAGGGTAAACGTTATGTAATAAATCAGGGAGGTACGAGCAGTAGTAAAACGTATAGTATACTCCAGTTACTTTTAATCATTGCGTTAAAGAAAAATAACTACGTTATATCCGTAGTGAGTGAGTCGTTACCGCACCTCAAACGTGGGGCAATGAGGGATTTTATTAAGATACTGGAAACAGAGGGATATTATAGTAATGAAACCCACAATAAAAGCACCTCCAGTTTTAACGTTGGTAACAGTACCGTAGAATTTTTTAGTGCGGACGATAGTAGTAAAATGAGAGGGGCAAGGAGGGATATACTTTTTATTAACGAGTGTAACAACGTAGATAAAAATAGTTTTAACGAACTATCAGTACGTACAAGGGTAACTACGTTTTTAGACTTTAACCCTGTTGGAGAATTTTGGGTACACGAATTTATGCAACAGAGAAAACCCGAAACGTTTACATTTATAAAAAGTACGTATAAAAATAACGAGTATTTAGATGCAGAGATTATACGAGAGATAGAAGCACGTAAGGATATAGACCCTGTTTGGTGGAAAGTATTTGGCGAGGGCGAGGTGGGTTATTTTGAGGGAGTAATAATTACGAACTGGTCAACAGTTAACGAAATGCCTGAGACTCCTAAAAGGGTTTTAGGTTTGGATTTTGGATTTACAAACGACCCCACTGTTATACTGGATATACGTTACTCCGATGGATGTATATACGTGGACGAGATAGGTTACCAAACCAAGTTAACTAATGCGGATATAGGGAATATAATTAAAGGGGATAACGATATAAGTAAAACGTTAGTAGTTTGTGATAGTGCCGAGCCAAAGAGTATTAACGAACTGCAATTAATGGGAGTGAGGGCAATACCTGCGGATAAGGGAGTTGATAGTATACGTAACGGTTTAGATTTACTTAAACAGTATAAGATATACGTAACTGTTAGGAGTGTAAACCTTATAAAAGAGTTGCGTAATTACAGATGGAAAACAGATAAAAACGGTAAAGCGTTAAACGTACCTATTGACCATTGGAATCATTGTATAGATGCGTTACGGTACGGAGCGGTTTACTTACTTGGTAGTGCGACCAAAAGTGTTAAACCTCGTTTACATTTGCCGAAATAACCTACGTGGTGGTGTAAGAGATGCACAGTAAAACCGTAATTTTACAGGAGTGGGTTTGAATCCCACGCACGTAACTAAATGAAAGAATTAATATATAAATACTGGTTACAACGGTACGAAACCTGTAAACGTTGTACGTTTAGTAAAACTACTTTACTGGATATAGTAACCTGTGGTACTCCAGTAAAAGGTGAAACCGTTACCGTAGGAGGTAAGGATATACGGTTATGCGGTTGTATAATGAAACTAAAAGCGAAAATAGAGAGTGCGGAGTGTCCGTTAAACCTTTGGGAAAATGATAACCATACAGATTAAAGAAAAACAATACGAGATACCTACGCACTGGACTGAGGTAACGTTAAGGCAGTATATACAATTAACTGCGTATGCGGATAAATTAAACCCTGCTCGTTTATTATCTATTGTAACAGATATACCGTATGCGGATATATGTAATTTACCCTGCGACGAGTTTAGTATTAAGGTTATGCCTCAGATGGATTTTGTAACGGAGCAGTTTAACCCCTTTTCTATTCACAGGAAAAACGAGATAACTATAAACGGAGTAAAAGTTAAAACCATTAAGGATGCAGGGCAAGAGAGGTTTGGTCAGAAACTTTATATGCAACAAATAGTAAGTAATGGAATAGAGAAAAAAGTAAACCATAACGAACTGGTTGCCCCTGTGGTTGCAAACTATTACGCTCCATATTTGCATCCCTCAGGTAAGTGGGATGATAAACACGTAAAAGAAATAGAAACGTATATATATGATATGCCAGTAGTAGAGGTTTACCCTGAGGCGGATTTTTTTTTACGTGGTTACATAGTGTTTGCGAAACCGAAAGTAAAACGTTAAACGTTTCGCCTGATATGAACGAAGTAGAGGCAGGTATAGATAGGTTTAATAAGTTTGGAGAATTTAACTTAATTTATAACTTAGCAGGTGGAGACCCTACAAAGTACGATGCAGTGTTTAACATTACATACAGTGAAGCATTTACAACGTTATACCGTAGGGCAGAGGAAACGAGATTTGCGAAACAGTTACGTAAAATAATTAACCGTTAAATGAGATTAATAGAAACCATATTAAAAACGGTTGCAGAAGCAACAGAGGGAGTAAACCATTACGGTAGGGGTGCGAAAGCATACAGTAATTTACAAAGTAATGCGTACCCTCGTATTTGGGTACATTTGGTTAACCCACGTGATACCGTACACCAAAACAATGCAGTAACCACTACATACGAAGTAATAGGGGAGGTTAGCGGTTTGTGTTCGTATACCTCCGATATTGCGAATAATGAAACCGCAACGTTAGAGTATTTAAATTACTTGGAAACATTACAGTTAATCTATTACCGTTTTATTACTAACCTCAATAAGCACCCTAATAATAAAACCGCAATAGGGCAGGTTAACCGCAGGGAACTGTTGCACGAATATGACGATAACTTAACTGGTTACGTTTTTACTTTTACATTAACCATAAATGAGCCGATTGCGTACCAGTGTTAGACCTATCCAAAATAGAAGCAATTTTAGAACGTGAGGGTAATAGGTTAGTACTGGATTTACAGGCAATGATGGTTTCCACTGGAGCAAACGCAAGTGGTCGTACCTCTAAAAGTTTGGAAGTAATAACACGCAATACGAGTACCTCCGTAGGTATGAGCGTACAGGGTGGTATAGGTTGGGCGTTTGTAGAGCAAGGTAGAGGGGTTACACGTAGGACAGGGGATGGAGCGGTACGGAGGGCAATACGACAATGGATTGACGATAAAGGTATAATACCTGAGAGTGGAATAAGTAAAGATGCGTTAGCGTATGTTATTAGTAGGGCAATACACGAAAGGGGAACGTTATTACATTTATTAAATGAACGTAGGGAAATTTACACTAACGTAATTACAGACCAGTATATTGATAACATAGTAAGCGAAATAGGTAACGAAGTACAATTACAAGTGGCATCCGATATTATAGATAAATTTATAGGGTAATGGGTATAATAATTAAACGACCTGATAGGGTACACGATTTAAACCCTAACTATATAACGAGGTGGTCAAGTAACAGAGAGCCGTATTTGTTTTATTTAAAACGTATAGATATGTACGTACAAGTACAAAACCTTAACGGTTACTGTTTACTTATACCCTCAGACCCACAGTACTATGGATTACAAGACCCACAGAGTGTTAACCTGCCTCCAGTTGGTAACGTTGTTTTATCCGCTCCTATTACTTTATGTACTGTAATAGGTGGGGATATATGGAATGTTAACACGTACGTAGGCACTGTTATACTGGTACTCGCAAACGGTAATATGACTACTAACATACCATACGTTAACGGTATGAATAGTTTAGGTGCTTACATAAATTGGAGTCAATACAAAGAGGCGCATAAAATATGGTTAAAGGTTACAGGGTATTTACCCTCCATACAAAATACCGAAGTGATTGCGGAGGTTGCAGGTACAGGGGATAAAAGCGGTACGGTGCGTTTTGATATACGCACACTGTTAGAGCATAGAATGGAAAACGTAAATAAATGTACGTTTGCATCCGTTACGCAGTTGGAATATAGTGGGTGGTTATATTTTACAATTAACTATAAGGAAACGTATACGGAGTTTAATACGTTTTATGATTTACCCTATAGTGAGAACGAACTTGAAACGTGGAATAACACTAACATACCATTACGTTACTACGCAGTTAACGGTAGTAAATACCTGTTAAGTAAGTACGGACAAAACTATGCGGATTACGAGCCACAGAGGGTAACAGGTATATACGCAAAGTTTCTAACCACTTTCGTTAATCCTGTTTACTTTGTAGGTTATCCATTTTCACTAACGTACATACGTAGTAAAACCATAGTAGATTACGTTTATACAAGGGAGGAGGACGAGTTAGACTTAAACGGTTTAGTAGTTAACCATAACGATACAAACATTACAGGTAAAATACCGATAGGTTTACACCAGTTAACGTTAAAGGGTAATTATACTACAAACGTTAACCAAGTAGATATATGGTTAGAGAGCGGTGCGTTAGCATCTAACAATTATGTAGAGGATGATTACGTACAAAATAATTATACTACGGAAGTTACTGGAGGTACTGCACCTGTATATCGGATAACGGAAAAAAAGAGAGTACTAATAAACAGGGATTGCAGGAAAAATCCGATATACCTAATGTGGAAAAACATTATAGGCGGTTGGGATTTTTGGTTGTTTGATAAGGTAAACGAAACCAGTTACGTTGCGAAGCAAACAGGAACGTATACCGTTAACGTGGATAACATAGATAGGCAAACGTATAGGGAGAAAATAATTAGTGCGAATCAAACTAAACGGTATACGTTAGGGGATAGTGTAAAACCTGAGCAGGTGGAAGCACTTGCACAGATAGAAATGAGTCCGCAGGTTTATATGTTATGGGATAGTACTAAACTTACTACCGACCCAGTGGTTGCGTGGTTAGGGGTTAACGTAGTACCTAAGGGAGTAAAGTATACAAGTAGGGAGGCGGATATAGATTTTGAGGTACAAATAGAATTGCCTGAGTGGTATAATATAAGTAACTGATGCAATCGGTAGAACTTTATATAAACGGTGAAGCGTTAGACCTGAGTGATAAAACCGTTATTAGTTTGGTTTTACAGGCACAGGATATAGGTGATATATCCGAAAAGGTAGGTAGTTTTAGTAGGTCGTTTACCGTACCTGCAACGGCAAATAACAGGCGGATATTAGAACATACTTACACGTATGATACCGTAACTGATTTTCCATATAGTAGGCATAAGGCAATTATATACGTTAACGGTATAGAGATACCAAACGGTACGGTAATAGTAGAGGCGGATGGAATTAAACAGGACGAGATACGATTAACGTACTACACTGGCAATAGTCCGTTTTTCCAAGTAATAAAAGATATTAAGGTTAGGGATATACCTTATTACGAAGCGTGTCACAATAGATACCAAGAAGAAATTTTTAGTACCAGTAATATGGGTAACTATACATACGGTTACCCTATTATATGTTATAGTGGATATGATAGCCACGTAGACGATAACGGAGTAAACGTTAATCTAAATGCAATTTTACCTGCGGTATATTTAGAGTATGTAATGAATAATATATCCGATAGGTTAGGATATAAATTTAATTTAGGACAGTTTCTTTACGAACCTGCATATAGGAGAGCGGTATTGCCTTTTAGTGATACCAAGTTATTACGTTGTAAATATCCGAAGCACCGCAATACTTGGAAAACGAGATACACAGGAACGCAGAATATATTACAGGCAGTAACTACTCCAAGCGGTAGTCAGCCACAGAGTATACAATACGCAACGTTTACATTAAACCAAGCAATAGACGTAGATAATCCTTTTAAGCGACTTACTATATCCCCCTATAACCATCCAGTAAATAACTTTATAAATAAGTGGTGGGTTATTGATAGTATGCAATACAGGATTAAAAAAACTTTTAGGTTTAACGTTAATATAAGTAGACCAGTAAAGTTATATCCTTACCCCAATTCATTATACGGAGCAGTTACCTGTATAACAAGGGAGTTAGACCCAAGCGGTAACGGTGCGGTATACATAGGTGGGAATACTACTCAGGGTTTTGGGTTAAATGACGATTTTCCTATACCCCCAAGTATATACGGTTACGAGACTGTAGTTGAATATATAGACCAGTCACAGGCGCATACTGGAGTGGATGTAATTAAATTATACTCGCAACAGGACTGGCAAGTTACATTTGTTGAGGTAGAGGTTGAATGGTTAAAGGATATAGGTACTACGGAAGCACAAAGGTTAATTACGTTTGATAGGAGTAATAATAACAGTTACCTGTTATCGGAAACTATTGCGATGGAGCGACCCAGTAAATCCTATGTTAGTGCTTCATCCTGTTTACCTGATATAACCGTTGCGGAGTTTTTAAAAGCGGTTGCAAACCTTTACGGTCTTATTCTTTTCGTAGACGAGGATAAAAAAGAAGTAGAGTTTTTTCCTTTAAAAAGTTTATACGATAACATACCAAAGGCAAACGATTGGTCTGATAGGTTGGTTAATGAAAACCAAACCACAATAAATACACGACCTAAAAAGTACGGACAGAGAAATTATTTTAAGTTTACTGAAAATGATTTAGTAGGAGATACCTACGGTATGTATACGTTAACTATTAATGATAATACGTTGCCACTGGAGTATAATATAGTTAAAGTACCGTTCAGTGCCTCCGATAATTTGGAGCGTTTAGGAGGTGAAGAAATAGGATATATACAACGTTGGACAACCCCTGACTTAAACCCTGAGTACGAGGGAGCGGATAATAAACAACGTATAATGATAATAGACGATTTACGTACCCAAAGTTATCCAGTTAATTTTTATTATTTTAATTATAACGGAGTACAAGTAGATAAAACAAGCAATACCGCAAAGGTCGCATACTATCAGAGGTTTAATAATATGCCTCCAACAGAACCGCAAATGAGTTTTGAGGCATATTTATATGAGAGGTTTTACGGTGGGTTTAATGAGATTACAGATAGATATAAAGAGATTAATATATATATGAAGTTATCCCCTACCGATATACAAACGTTAGATTTTCGTATACCGATTTACCTAAAACAGTTTAACGGTTATTTTTATATACAACGTATTAGTGACTGGGTAGATGGTAAAAAACCTGTTAAAGTAGAACTGTTAAAAATAAGGTAATGGCGGAGACTCGTAAAGTAGTTATAATAGATTTAGAACTGGAGACAAACCAGTATCTAAAACAGATTACCGATGCACGTAAAGAGGTAGAAAAGTTAAAGGCGGTTAATAAGGAACTGACTCAAAACTTAAAGGATGCAGGGGAAATAGGTAGTGCAACGTGGAATAAAACCAACAGAGCGTTGGTTGAAAACGAAGCACAGTTACGTAAGGCAAAAAGTACGTTAGGTACGTTGCAAAAGGAGTACGATAATTTAGAGGCAACACAAAAGAAACAGGCGGACGAGGCACAAAAATCCGCACAGGCACAGGCAAAGGCACAGGAAAAGGCGGTACAGGATGCACAGAAACAGGCACAGATAGAGGCACAGTTACAAGTACAAAGAGAGGCGGAAAATCAAAAGGCAATACAGAGTGCAAAGGAACTGGAGATTGCGATGCAGACAATGGGTGATACCATTGGCGAAGCGTTAGGTGATAGTCCTGAGCAACAGAAGTTAATTGAAAACATTACCAATACTAAAATTGCGTTAGCGGAATTAAATAACATTAACAATACTCTTA